GACTGCGGCGAATTTAAGCAAAAGATCTATTGCTTCAAATACTCCAAGACGAGGACGCCAGAAGAAATCGCAGGAGCTCCTCCTCCCTTCGTTATTATCACCTGTGTCGCAGTCACAACTACTTGAATTTGATTTGCAAGAACCGTGCTCACATAGGGAAGGGGATAGAAGTTAGTCCCGTCGGTGAAAGAGCCACCAATGTATGTACAAAGAGTGATCCCAGTGATCCCATGAGCAAATGTTAATGCTGCATCTGAAATAGCGAACGTTTTGCGAAAGCCATAGCGCTTCTGTTGGTTGTTAGCCAAGTTAAACCACTGCTGACCCGTCTGAATCTCTACACGGTCATATAAAGCGATTTCTCGGGTGTTTATGTATCTAGCGGCATCTGCTGCAAATTTTGTATGCTGAAGAAGCCTTTGTGATTCATCTTGAGAATAGGTTGTGTTTTGCGAAATGAAATCGGGAGGAGGAAGGCTTGAACTCATGAGTTAGTCAATCTCCCTGCTTTAGCAATCCAAAGAATGATGGCGTGGATGACGATATTTGAAGCTGCAATATCAGGATTTTTTAGCTGATCGTTGTTTAGAGTAAATTGAAGTTGAAATTCTTGAGCCACCTGAGTCATATAAACGCGTTTCCAAAGTTTCGCATTCTTGTAGGGAAGAGTATCGGGTGAGTTGGTGTAAGTTGATTCGGGGAATGTGGATACGGTCAGTTCATTGGTGGGAAGAGAATTATCTTCGTCTTGATACACAGCGACTTGAAATTCTCCATTAGCAGTTCGATCTACGTAGATGTCGATAAAACTAATTCGGTTCTGCATAGCTTCTTCAATGAAAGGGGAAAAGCGCTTTGTGATGACATTGAAAATGGGCACCACCTGAATGAGCGCGTTTCCAACGAATGTTCCTCCGGGAAATACGTCAGGAGTAGTTAAAAGCCACGTGAAAGTATCTGCTGTAAGAACTTCAACGACACCAAAAACATATGAAGAATTGTTGTTTTTTATCCCAACAACCATCCCACTGAATAAATTATGGCTAAGGGATGTAATGGTATACGTCTGGGGATCAACAGTAACAACGTTATTAACAAGAAGAGATTCACTATTGGTCACGAGTTCCGGGTCGAAAATCTCCACAAATCCTTGCTGATTTCCCGCAGCTACGAAAGGGAAAGCAGGAATGGAGGTTGGGCTTACCCATTTAAAGAATGTCTCTTGCCACTGACTTGTTGTATTTGCCCAAGTTACAGCACTTCCTCTGGAGTAATAACCAAAAGCGGTAAATGAATCATTAAAGAAGGCATAGCTTTGATCTATGTAATTGTAGGCTAAAATCCTATTCGGATAGATCAGATCAATACCTGGGGGAGGAAGAGTAGCTCTAACATCATCGATAGCTCCTGAAACATCAGCTCCTTCATAAGGAATTGACCAATAGACAAGTTGAGAATAATAATCCCGGATTCCATAAACCCTTTCTCTGCCAAAATTAGTTCCTTGGATAGCAAAGACTTCATCTGGGATCTTTTGATCAATTCTTTCAACATTTACCGTATCGCAAGCGTGTATACCTACAGATCCTACTCCTAGAACGATCTTGTCAAAAGGCACCTCGCTAAATGTGGAAAGAGCGCCAAGTTCTGTGTTGATCTTGACCCAGAGGAAGGGTAGGAGTTCATTTCCTGTGTAAGCGAGTTGCCAAGTAGAATTCTGAAAATAGACGACAAGAGTATCTTTTAGGAACTGACATGAAACAATGTTTTCAGAAGTTGGGGCATCTATAAACCCTCCAAAACCTGGGGTATCTGAATTCCATGCATCTATCTGTCCAGAGCCGCCTGTCCATCCGGAAGGGGTATTTGCATCGTAATAGGGGCTTCCGATTTGAGACCACCTTGCTCTTTGGGGGAAGTTTTGTAATGATGCGTAAGATGTCCCTTCCCATGTATTAAAAGCCATGAGTCGTCCTTTATAGGATACCATCATCAGAGCTCCTCCTAGGAAGCTATTGTGAGCTGCGTTGATAGGAGGAAGATAGTTTATCCAGCCGCTTTTATCTTGATCAAACCACTTAATTCCATCCCCTTGATTGGGAATAACGAATTTGGGATTGGGTTGAAATCCTTTAACGAAATTTGTCGTCCATAGTGCATTGGCATAATTGTAACACCAGAAGAAATCGGCATCATCACCGGACCATGTAAACATGGTGGTCGTGCCTTTGAAAAAGGTCACATCGACAAAAGAATTTGTTCCATCATCAAAGAAATAAGAATAGCGCGTATCAAATGCCATTGTGATTCCAGGCGCTGGCGATTGATTGGTGCTAGGCTGATCTAATGTTGGCAATCCCATTACGGGAAGACCGGGAAAATAGAAGAAAAGAGCCGAGGCTAGAGTTCCTGGAGCAGCGGTTGTTGTCGTAGTGAATAAACCGCCGACATAAAAGACGGTCCCACTATTTCCAGGAGTTGGTGATGTCAATATGCCATTGCCTTGATCCGTGAAAACAATATCCGGATTTGGGGTGGGATGAAGGGTATAAACAAGGGAGCCGACTTTGAACTGAGCATTAGGTTCAAATGGATTATCCCTACTTGAATAATAGATTCCACCGCTCGTATAAACCCCAAAAGCAGAGGAGTCAATTGCCACAGAAAAAGTATTTGGAGAAATAACTATTATCGAAGCGGATTGTCCATTAATTTGGGTCATCCCCAAAACATTGGAAAAGGTGACCATGTCTCCCGTAGTCAAATTATGTGCACCGGAAACTGTGACTACTGCTGGATTAGCGTTCGTAATCCCAATGATAGATCCATATAATTTGAATAAATTATTCCCCCCCGTTCCTCCCGGATTATGGCCAACATTAAAATCGTTAAATAGCCTCTGTAACCTACCTAATAGTTTATAGCCCTGTTTCTTCTTAATTCTGCCTCTAAATAGGTACGCATCCTCGATTTGAGGGTAGGCGTCGTTAGGGAGTAACCAGGATTCGAGGTCCCTTTCAAGTCCAATTCTTGGTGCTGCGATAAGAAAGGGGATGTCTGCCATTTATAGACCTATAGCAATATACGAACAGGCTGCATTAGCCATTGTTGACGGCTTATGAAAAGTAATTGTATTAAGCCCTGCTTGGTAAGTAATAATTCCTGGAGTTATGATTCCGCTTGCTGTGGATGGAGTTACCGAGACCGCATAGTTTGTAGTAAGGAACGCCAAAGGAAGATTAACAACGACATTTGCCGCATTTAAGGTGAATACACCCCAATTGAATCTCACTGCTCCAAATACAAATCCAAATGTAGTTCCCGAGGTAAACACATCTGGGAGCATCTGATAGTCCCCAGAAGGGAGTCTCCAAAATGGAACCGCTTGTCCTGAAAGCGATTGTCCTCCTAAAACCGTATGAAGTATACCTATAGGATTAACAGGAGCCGCTGGGGCTGTTACGTTCTGGAATGCAAATTGAGAGAAGTTATTTGGGCTATTATTGAATGCCGTATCTATCGATGCAAAATTCTGCTGAATGGGATTCTGCGTCTGTGCAATGACATCGTTTGGTTGAGGCGTATTGGGATTAAAAGGAAGAGCCATAAGTTAAAACCCTGAAAAATTGTTGCCAAATGGATACTGAGAGAAAGCCGACTGCTCGGTATAAATGGAGGCTGTCCTCTCGGGAGTTTGTTGAACTATTGTGCGGCGCTGTACCATTCGCATGGATTCATCGAATATCTGACGGTATTTTGCGTAGTTCTCAAGATCTCCGTTATCTTCAAAGATGAGTAAAGATGTTCCAATGGCTATCAACTGCCACCATTCTTTTACCTGAGGTGTTTGCGCGAGATCTGTTCCTAGAAATGCCGTAGGGTATTGATAAGCTTCGAAGGAAACGGTGTAAGCTTGGTCTGGAATTGGATAGAGGATAAATTGATCCTGATAAAAGACAACCGATTGAGGACGCGATGCAACATAGGGGATATATTGAACGTTAATTGCATTTCCATTTGGTATGTTCTGAGTAAAGCCCGTTGTATTGATATTGATAGCGCCGGTGATGTAATTGATCGTGCCTCTATAAACGAAACCAGTCACGGGAGTAGTTCCAGGATCATTAATGTCGATAAGGTTTCCTTGGCCATCGTCGATAAGCGAAATAGAAGGGGCAATGCCAGTGGTTGGGTCTGGAGTGCCAAGAGCAGAGACGAGCACGTTCCAGTGAATAAATTTAGCAGCAATTTGATTAACAGCATTCGGGACATAAGCGCCTGGAGGATTCGGTTTAAATCCTGGAACGATTGGGGTATTGGTTAAGAATTGTCCCGTATACGGACCATTGCTTCCATTTGAAGTGTAAACCTGCTGCTGAAGAAAATTTAGACCCGGATTAACGCGAAAAAAGTTTTCTCGGGATTGAGTCATGTAAGATTGATATCCAGCGATAAATACAGGAGGTAAGCCACCGAGATAAAGATCAGTAGGGAGATCGTAGACAGGACGATTAGCAGTCGTAATAAACTGGTAAGTAGTTCGCAGATTTTCGAGATGTAAGTGTTGAGTGAAGTCATAGATGTAAAAAGTGTTTATATATTCATTGAGATCAGAATCTGAAAGTTGATTTACAGAAGGACGGCCAGTGATTCGACGTACTTTCTTTTGGATTGCAGAGAGTGTATTTGGAACCGTCATGAGCCACTTCCATTAAGAAACGTTTTTCTCGGCCATCACAAGCGTTCTTGCTACTTCGCCTACTGGTATGACCTGAGGCACATAGATCGTCGAAACTGAGCCCCCTGAGACATATGCACTATAATCGCTGGTGTCTAAATTAAAAGAAATAGTTGTCGGAGTGATTGCAATAATATGCATGATCTTTCCGTTCACAATCGAAAAGAAGCCATCCATCTCAAATGTCATTCCCACAACGCCCTCGATGATGACCTGCTGACCTACAAAGAAATTATGAGCACCGACAGTTACAACCATTGGGTTTGCATTGGTGATGGAAGAGATCGCGCTTGTTTCTGGGGGGTAAAAAATAGGAAAGTTGGTCGTATTTAAGGGTATAGAAAAAGTTGTAGGGGATAGAATGGTAATTTCATAGGTATCTTGGATTCGAACCGGCATAGGGGTTCCCAAAACATACAGACGGACAATTAGCCCGTCTGCATAGTCGTGCGCCTCGGTTGTCGTCACAATCGCAGGATCAGAATTTGTAATATCTGCAATTTCTCTTAAAACAGGGCGCCAAGTGGATATTGTCAAGACATACCTGCAAATTCTAAGGACTGAAAGCCAAATCGTTTAATACGCTTTTGAACGCCTACAATTGGAACAGGAATACCGGAGAAACCGGGAGCTTCACCTAATGAACTTGGGTTAAGGTCTCCTGTTTTCGAAAGAAAACCGTGGACGGGATAAGAACAGGTGCCCACTTTTCCATTAATTCGTTCTGCTGTAACGTCGATACCATTAAGATGCCTTGCGACGTAGAGAGGAATTTCATACTCCATACCATCTGTCATCACCATGTCAAACATTGGAATTCCAGGATATTTTCTGACCATCACACGGTGCGATGCGCCAGGATTGTCAAATAGCTGAAAGACGCCTTTTACAGTTCTAGTCTCTTCTTTCATGTAGTGTTCAAGCTTCTCTTTTCCAAGTTCTTTTTTAGTCTTGGATACGTGAGCAGCTTCTGTAAAAGTCGGTAAGGGAGTAACTGAACCTGCGATGTCTAAATTTTGTTTTGCCATTTTTAGCCTATAAAAGGGGCGCACATTTCTATGCGCCCAAGGGTTTTTTAGATCGAAATACCAGCGCTCGCAACCCATTGGTAAAGTTTACCATTGGTTTGGATAGTGGTTCCGATTTGAACACCAGTAAAGGACTGGTTTCTTGTTCTGTCATCGAGCAAGTTGCCGACAGGAAGAGCTAGCGTATTGATAGCTGCTTCGCCGACTGGCTCAACAAAAGGTACTTGGCTACCAGCTGCAAAAGATGCAGATGTTGGCCATCCAAATGTGAATGCAGAAGAGTTCACGTTCACAGTGATTGTGTTGGTGAATCCGCTAGCATCCGCTGCGCCGATTGCCACGATGGTTGCTGTTAATGAATTGAAAGGAACAGAACCACTGATAAATGGATTAGTTCCTGTGCCGAAGTTAGTTGGAACATAAATTCTAATGGCTTGGCCCACGGTATAAGTGTGAGTTACCGAAAGAGTAATGATCGAATTAACTCCAGATGACCCAATATTTGTGATGAATCTTCTTGGAGGATAGTATCTCGGATTGTTAGGGATGATCCTGTAATTCGAAGTACTTCCACCTGTAAGATTTGTCAAAGTAGTGTCTAAATACGCGAGCTGAAAGTTAGTGTTGTTAGTGACTGTACCAACAGTAAAATCCATGCCAGCGATTTGGAGCAAACCGGTTGTGTTGTACATACGTACAACGTTTCCGGCTACAAGGCCACCTGTTGCAGAAGAACTAACAACAGCTGGAGCCGCAGAACTTATTGCAGATCCGGTTAATTGAACTCCTGGAGTTTGATCTCCGGAGTCAGCGATAAAAGTAAAGCCACCTGTAGAGGTAAACTTTGGTGTGGCAATTGAACTAGCACCTGAACCAACGCTGTAGTATGCACTACCAGCTGGCATCAAATTAGTCCCTGTTGCAGTCATAACAGACGTTGTGGCAGCGGTTGCCATATCTGTTAAGTTAAAGAGCTCAATCTTTTGGTAAGCTGATGGCAGAATAATATTCTGAGCAACAGTTGAGCCAGTGAAAGAGCCGGTCAAGTTTGCGATAAAAGATGCTGTCATAATTTTTCTCCTTATGTGCTAAGTGTGCAACGTAAGTTGAACACCCAAGTATCGTTAGTGATTCTAGGCACTTCGGCGAATTTGTATCCGACGCTTGCGTTGAGGGCGAGCGGGGAATCATAAATAGGCGGTCTGTAAATAAACTGGGCGCTGTATCCATCCTGCTCAATAGCACAGAACGCTTCCCTTCCACAGACAAAGATGTTGTAAACATCAGCGCCGAGAAGCGATGCATTAGGTGTTACGCTACCGATAGAAGAAAGAAGGAAGCGAACGTTCGCAACAGTTCCCCATTCAGCATCGAGAGTTGAGTTTTGGTTAGGATAGTTCCACTTCTGGATGAACCCTTGAACGTTGTCCAACTGACCGATGAGGTTAGTATGGCCAAGACCAAAGTAAGCATCACGAACGGGAGCAGTTCCAAAGCGATCTTCGCCCTGTACACCGGTCAAGAAGGAATAAGCATTGTTGCCGCGAAGCGTACGAACAACGGTATCAACATCTGAACGTGTGATTTCAGTAGGATTGTCCCCGTCAGTACCACCGACACAATTGATGAACGAGCTTGTCGATGCAAGCATATCGCGCATAAGTTGGTCTTCGGTTTGACGAAGAGAAACGCCTAAACGTTGAGCTGCTTCGTTAAGAGCAGGATCTTGGTTTTGGAGCGTTACTTGCTCATTGAGCAGGATATAGGTTCCATAGAAATCCATCTGCGCATCGATATTGACGGATGTCAATGTTTGCGGAGGTGGGGTGATTCCAGAATTCCCAAGAGGAACTGGAGCGGTGTTTAACGGATTATAACGGCGCATACGCAGTGTAGTTCCACCGTTGCGGGGCATAGCTTTCAAGTCAGCTGGGATTTTGTGGATCATGTAAGGAACAGGAACCGACAAAAGTTTAAAGCTGAAAGATTGCTGCACCGGAGCGGGGAGTATCGAGGTAGTTGTAATACTCATGATTGCTCATTAGTTTTGAGCTTGAGTTACATCCGCTTTCTCGCTTCTTCCATTTCCTTCCAAAGGCTCTTTTTGAGATCGTCTGTTAAACCATTCTCAAAGAGATGGGCATTGCCGATTGCACTGTTTTTAACCACAGAATTAACGGAGACTGGTTTTTGGCTATTTTGCAGAGCTTTTTTCTTCTCGGGTAAATCAGCCATGGTTTCTACTTTCCCCATTCTTTTAAGCAACTTATAGGCAGCAACGCCCTGAGCGTAAGGATCTGGTGTATTCGATAAAGAGAACGCAAGTTCAGGCTCAGTTTGTTTTAGTTCTTCAATAGCTTCTGGAGTTACGATGTCACTAAAATCAGGAAACTTTGCCTGCAGCCTTTCATCTACCGTCGACGCTTGGTATTGTCTGATCGCATCGTTGGCGATCTGCCTAGCCATCTTTTCATTTAGCTTTCTGGCTTGTCCTTTTGTAAGGATGTCGTCATCTGCTAACTTGTCTAATTCGTCGGTTTCCGGAGGAACAGGTGGCTTTTGGAGCTGTTTTAATTGCTCTGCCATTTCTCGATTTTGTTTGTCTAACGCCTCCATCTTCCTTCTGGCCTCTGCCCAGTTGTACTCGACGTCATTTCTTTTACGTCTAGATTCTGGGGCCTCTGGAGATGAACTAACGCTTTCCGATTCAGTGGATTCAGCGACATCCATTGGAGCTTCTTCTACGCTGACAGTTTCTTCTTCGGTCATAACTTCCTTTGCTGTGGCGAGCAGCTGTAGCGCCTACAAGTTTTAGAAGTTGAGCTCTACGCGAGCTGCGTATCAACTTCAATATTTAATTAATAATCTCTATGGTTGTTTGTTGTAAAGATATTATTTTACTTGGAAAAGAAGAGTGAGAATGAGAAAGTACTTTTTCTACTGATTGAGGTGACAAATGAAAATTATCGAAGCTCTAAAAAAGATAAAGTATTTAACTACTAAAGCATCCGACTATAGACAGAAGATTTCTCTATATGCCGCAGACATGGACTTTGATCAACCTCCCTTTCCCGACATGAAGGGAAAAGTTTCAGAGCTTCTACAGGGTCATGCAGATATCATCAAAGAAATTTGTAGTCTTAAGCATCGTGTGCAAAAGACAAACTGCCTGCACAATCTGACAATTGAACTTAACAATACCCAGGTAACCAAGACCCTCTATGAATGGATTCAAAGACGCAGGGAATTGAGCGCTTTGGAGCTATCTGCTTGGAACCAGCTATCAGATAAAGGATTAAGCGATAAGCAATACCAGCAGACTACAGGTGCTATTGGGATGATTAAGATGCGCAGATATTACGACCCAGCTGAGAAGGCTAAAAAAGTAGATCAGCTCAAATACGAACCTGTTGCGATTGATGCAGCGCTAGAAATGGCTAATTGCACCGTAGATTTGCTAGAAAATTAATAATTTCCCGATGCAAAGAGATAAAAATTAAAGGAATACAAAAACAAAAAAACATTAGCTCATTTGGTTAGAGCATCGCACTATTAACGCGAAGGTAGTAGGTTCGAATCCTATATGTAACGCCGAAAGGCATCTTCCTGCAAAGAAGACTACATCCGGTAAGACCCAAGGCTGAAAACCCAAAATAA